TTCCATAGTTGAGTTACTATAATGTGTTTCTTTCAAAACATTTTCTTGTGATAAATAATCAACTTCATACCATCTTTGTCCAGCGCTATCTAAACAGTTTATTATCTCTATAATGTCATCCTCTCCCAAATCCAATTCTAAAAATTTTGTTGGACTCGTAATGTTAAAAGATTTTGTTTTTGTTTGACCTGATACTGCACGAACATATCTTGTTAAGGTATAAGAACTTGCCTCTCCATTACCATCAAGTGTTGGTGCACTTATAGCAGGATCACTTGAACCACTTGCTGTAAAATCTATCTCATCAGTTGTCTCAAATAATATCTGTGAGTCTATGTTTGAAGCAATTTGCAATCCACTATCTATTGATGATGGTGCTTCTCCGAAGACAGGCTCACCAGTTGTTGCATCGGCATCAATGGTTGTTTCAACTTTCAAACGAACAACAGATGGTGTTTTGTTTGGAGTTTTATATCCAAGAAATTCAGCTAATCTACGAATGTTTCTTTTTTCAGTTGCAGTAGACAAAAGATTTTCTTTATAATTATAGTCTATATAGTATGAGAGGACATCACCGACATAGCTTGATAATTCTATCAACATCATACCAGGTGATGTTTCATTAAAATCCTTATATGTATCTGGAAAATAAGATTTTGTATATTCTATTAAATCTGCTTTTATTGTGCTAAAATCTTTACTTGTATAATTTACATTCGTAGGTATCAATTTTTGTTTGTCTGTGTATGCCATTAGTATCTCCTATGTATTAATAACCACCCGCACTAGGTCCGGACTGACCACCAGTGCCACCACTTACATTACCTGCACTTGAAGCACCAGCACCGGTGCCTGTAGAAATTCCACCTCCACCAAATGTAACATTAACATTTTCTAAACTATTAGGTGTTCTTTTTATATTAAATTCTATGTTTATATTAACTTGATTCAATTCATCTTTATTTTGAATCTCAATGTTTCTTAACTCAACAAAGGGAAGCCATCTTTCAAATACATCTAAGATATTATTTTCTATTCTTACTATGCTATCTTCTGTCATTTGTTCAAAAATGATGTCTCGTAAGTTCATGCCTAAATTAGGTTGAAATAGTCTTTCACCTTGATTAGTTTTTAAAAGAAGTTTAATATTCGTCTTAATAGCATCGATGGTTGTTTTGGTAGTCTTAAAATACCCATCACCATTAGGAACTCTACCAAATGGAAAATCTATACCTACAGATACTCTGCTATCAACATCCTCTACAAACTGATTTGTTCTTCTATCTAATATTGGCATATTACACCTCTACGGCTCTTTTTAATTGTACTTTACTTTTCATTGATTCTACTTTACCACCACCTTTTAAATTAGTTGGTTTCTGTCCCTTATCGCTAACTGCAGTTGTTACATTTAATAATGGTATTACTGCTGGTGCACCTGGTGCTGTAGGTAATGAGGTTACATTAGTTAAAGTTTGTGATGCTTCAAGTTCTGTCACACTAAAGGTTTGAGCCTGAATAAATTTTACTATGGCATCTGTTAAACTTTGTGCTAAAGTGTCTAACTTACCGTTATCGTTAAATTCGTAATTATCACCAGCATTATCAGGCTCAACACTTTTTTTCAAAGCATCATATATATCTGCTTTAAGCCCCATTTTTCATCCTTGCTTTTTCTTCTACCTTTTGCATCACTTGTGAATAATCTTTGTTTAGAGCATTTGCCAGATGTTCAGGTAACCCTTGAGTATTTTCTTTTACAGATTGAACTTGTGGTTCTTCATTAATTTTTTTCCAATCATCAGACGCTGCTGTTTCAGCAAGAATATCATTGAGGACACTATCTTTTGTAAGCACAGTATTGGTTAATGGTAATGTTGGAGTCGGAACTCTTGACTGAGTTTTTGTTTTTTTAGTCGGAGATGAGTTAAGTTGTGACACTCTATCTTCTACTATAGCATTAGAATTAGCGCTAACTAACACTTCATCTAACTTTTTTTCAAGTGACGAAAATTTATAATCTAACTCTTCTCTTACTACTTCTCTTATTAATTTCTTAAATATATTAACCTTCATTGTTTTGTTCCCTATTGTTAATTTCTATGTAATGATGGTGACTCATGAATTGAGGTCCATCATTTGTTATTGTTTTACTACCATCATCGTTTTCACTTTCAGTTCTTGGTTGTAGTTCGGTTATCAAATCTTGTATTCTTTGAAACATTGGTTGTGAGTTCTGATCTGTTAATGGTATAGGAACTCCTTGAACTAATGCTCTTGAATCTTGTAGTATTTGAGCAAAGGTCAAAAGTATTTCCCTAAGTTTATCACCTAGAACCAAAGGTTCAGTTTTAGCCTTTGCTGGTACTCCTAAATAAATATTACCAGAATTAATAATTGTGTTACCTTGATTATTTAATGTAAAATTTTGTGATGCTCCAATATTAATATTTCTACCAGACGATATAGTAAAGTCACCAATATCACTTCTTGCATCCATTGTTATTTTATCAGATGTAATCAAAATGTGATTAGATATAGATTCTTCATCAGTACCTAAATCCTCTGAATACCCATATATTGTATCTAAATTTTCTAATCCGTTATCATTTCCTATTGCAATCTGATAGCTTGGGTTTATTGTAATATTTTGACTATTATTGACATCAGTTGATAATGTGAATGCCCGAAAATCCTCTAATCTGTTTGGATAAAAATTTTGTTCAATACTACCATTTGATAATATTCCTATCATAGAACCAACCATGGGATCTTCTAGTGATTTTATATTACCGTTGCTAATCATTATTGATGGGTTGGTTGACCTTGAACCTATTCTAATACCATTACCATGTCTACCCTCTAATAACATATCTGTATGCTTAGAAGTGTTATAAACACCATCTGGTAAGTTATCTAAATTTGGACTTTTTTCTTTAATTAGTTTTGGCGTGTCAACAAACGGATAACCCTTACCATATCCATTAGGTAAAACTATATCAAAATTTGTTTGTCCTAAATTTTCTCTTCTTTTAGTAAATGATGGATTAGATGAATCTGATGGTGAATTAAAAGAATTTATAGGTCCAATATAAAAAGCTTTTTTGTATATTAATGTAAATATAACCAAGTCCCCTTTTGTGACGGAATCACTAACTCCTCTTACTAAAGGTCTTGCCAATATTTGTTTACCAGTAGTTGGTAATGATGAATCTAACGGTTGTAAATGTAGCGCTTGGGATGATACTGAATCTCTTACATTACCGTCATTTGGTTTTAAAAAAACTTGAGTAACTTGACCTAAATGAAAATTTAAATCCTTTTCCACTAAGTTTTGATAAATTCTACCTAAAGGCATTATGAATCACCATACTTTTGTCTTATTTCAGTCATATCAACAATGTCATCTTTCTTTTTCTGTAAGTCTTCTGCCACATCTTCAAGAGAAGCCATGAGTTGTTCTTTTTCTTCATCAGATAATAGACTAACTCCGCTTTCATCAATAGTTTGTTTGGACATTATTCTCTGATATAAAGTAGCTAGTTTAACGAGGTTATCATCATTCTTGATACCAACATCCATCAGTTCCTTGATAATAGGTCCTACAATAGCAATATCTTCAATACCTTGTATGTAACCATGCACCTCTTGGATTAACAAGTCGATTTGAGTTTTCTTTAACTTGTTATTCTCGTATATCTCTTGGGATAAATCAGAGAAGTTCTTATCACCGAATATTTTAATGTCATTATCCATACATATAAATATGGTATGGTTACAATATTATACTAAAGAACCTGTATATCTTAAATTATCTATATGACCTCGTGTGAGAACTTCTTCTTGAATTTTTGGATATATTTTACGAAATGTATTTGTGACTTGTGTTATTTTGGATGTTTTGACATCTGTCATTTCACGAATCATTATATAAATTGCTTTTTTATTAAAATTATCAATGTTATCTTTATTTCTACACAGGTACAATATTGATTCAGCAATATCTCTATCTTGATTTTTTGGAAAAAATGTTTCTATGTTTTCTTCAAAATAATCAAGAGTTTTTCTAAACACTTCAATGGATGGATTTTTTTCTATAACTTCGTCTTTTTTACCATAACCATAAAGAACATCAATGTCATCGTGAATCTTCATCTTTTTATAGTTAGCATTATTATTTAGTATAAGATAGTTTTTTGCTACCACAGAGAAATAACTAAATGCTTTACTACCCTTAGTTTCATCAAACTTATGCATGTTTAAAACGAGATTAGAAACAACCTCTTCTTGCAAATCTCTAAAACCATAACTAAAATAACTAAACTTAAAAGTATTAATTATATTTTCTGCTAACTTAAGAAATGCGGCATGTATCTCTTCAGTATAAATTTTATTTCTTTCTGATGGGCTATTAGAATGGTTATATCTTACAATAGCATCATGTACAGGTGTACCAAAATATATTTTACTTTTCTTTCGTCTTTTTTTCATTTTCTTCAACCTCTGTTTCGAATAGACTATTTAATTCATTTCCAAGTTGTTTTATCTCCGTAAAGAAAAAACCAACTTCATCATCGGATTCAAATGTTCCTTTATCATCTATGGTTCTAAGTTGAAGTTTTATTGATTCTACTGTATTGCTTATGTTTAGTATTATGTTTTCGTATGCGTTAATACGCCGTAATGCGTAAAAAGTTACCACCCCAAAAAAAACGGCAAAAATTCCTAGTGTAATGGTAATTATGTAATGTAACAATTAAGACTCTAGTTCTAATATTTTATTATCTATCAAATCTATGACTTCTACAAGTATTTCGTTTTGGTCTTCCTCATGGTGTGTGTCTATTTCTAATAACAAAGCTTTTAAATCCTCTAAAAAGATTATCATCTCCGAGTTCATCATTAAGCATCTCCTACAATTTGTGTTAGTAATTCAAGAACTTGTTCATTACTAAAATCATCAAGTTCTGATATATGTTTATCTAATGTGGAAACCAAATCTCTCATATGACTATTTTGATATTGTTCCATAGTTTTATCATACAACTCTGGATTTTCTATTTCTAATACATCAAGTATTTGATTTATTAAGTCATTAGCATCTGTTAGATTCTTGCGAACTTTATAAAACATTTCTTTATGTTTTGATTGTTCTATTTCTAAAGTATCTAATTTGCTAAGTATGAAAGATAATACTTTAATGATTTGTTCGTTATTTGTTTCTTTTTGTTCCATATATTCATAAATATCTACCACTCAACCAAATCACTTATATTTAAGTATTAAGATTTTAAATTTTAATACACATCCATCCCAATATCACCTAATGTTTTTAGGTCCTCACGACCATCACAATCAGAGTAATCATTAACAGCAGTATCATCTAATTCACCTTCATTAAAGTAATCAAGATTAACTCTCTTGTTTTCTTTATAGTTAGGAGTAGATGATGACAATTTATCCATAGACTTCATTTGTCTTTTATCATC